ATATTATTGCCCGAAAGAAAATAAAAACGAATTTTCTGTAATAATGCCAGTTGAGATAAATGGAGAAGATTTCTTTAATTTAACTCTTGTTGCTTTTGGAAGATTTTTAATTGAATCAGAACATATTAGCGAAGAAAAAAGGAATAACTTCATAAATGTTAATGCACCTGCAATTATGTTCCCCTATGTAAGAGCATTCATTGCAAGTATTACATCTCAACTTGGGAATACTTTTAAAACAATTACCATCCCAACACAGTTTTTTTCAGGGGAATTGGAGGAATTTAAACCAGAGGATAAAAGTGAAAAGGAACTAAAACAATAAAAATAAATTCTCCCCTCACCCCAGCACTCTCCCCAGAAACTCGATCATCTTAGCATTAATCCTGCTGACATCCTCATCCTGCAACACCAGGAAAGGCCGGGCAGGCATCTTGATAACATGCGGCTGAGTATATTTCACATTATCAATTGACTTAGCTTTCTCATTACTTATGAACCGTGCAAATCCATCACCTAAGGAAATATAAGGCGTTCCTCCTGGATGATTAATAGTACCGCCAAAATTATGAATAGCGGCATAAGGTTTATTTGAACCGGCTTCGATAACAATTTTATTCTTAGAACTCCCTGAATAAACGTTCACTCTAATTGAAGCTGCCAGTTGACCGGTATCCTGAAGAGTCTGCCCTGACTGTTTCTTAGCTCGTCTCGACTCTTTCCATCTGTCGGTCCCACCGCCGAACCTCCCTGTCCCAAATCGACCACCAACCATAAAGTTCTCTTCGATAGAGCTTTGAACGATAGTTCGAATAACTGGAAACAACTGCTGATAGTCAATGGCATTGAACGCTTTAGTAATGTCACCGCCAAAACTATCAACAGCAGTGTTAAGTTTATCACTCATCAACAGTCTCCAATTCTCTATTTACAAGTTTCTTTAAATCAGGGAAGTACCCGGCAGTGCTCGGCTGCCACCTTTCACCAGGATAAGTATCAAATCCCTTATCGGGTTTAAACTTCTTTAGTTCAGAACCCTTGCTGACAGTTAATTTTTTTTCTTTAATATCTTCAGCCGACAGAGCTCTGACCCTGCATCTGCAATTATAACCATTCGGAGGGAAGTGAGTATGCCAAAGTTTGTCAGTGTTCTTAACCACTTTATTAGCTAGTCCGCGATGACTTGGCCGCGTCCTGTTGTCGAGCACTGCAATATACTGCCAAAATGGGAATTCCTCTGCTACTTCAAGCATCTCACCATAACGGCCACCCATATAAGCACTTTGCATATTGGTACGATAAATCGTATCAAGACGCCACGCGGAACCGTCCTTTTTAGTAACATAACCCTTATCTGCCAACATCGGGGTAATATTCTTCTTAAACTCAGAATACGTTGTCCCTTGATCCATCGCTTTGTTTAATTCATCATAAAGAGTTTGCAGTACATCAGCCGAGCTCACTTTTGAAACAGTGAACACATGCTTCTTAATTTTCTCAAGCTGCTCCTTCCAATCCCAGCTGACTTCAATACCCTGAGACTTTAAAAACTTAACCGCATCCTCAGGAGCTTTATCAAAGCAAAGTTTTAATTTTTCAATAAAATTTGCATCCATTATTTCTCTCCAATTTCATCTTGAACAGAAAAGCGACCAATCATATCACATACAAAGAGTATCCTTTCCATCTTAGTTTGCAGTTCCTTGGTGTTCAGCTTCGGATACATTTTGTGGAGATTATCGAGAGCAGATTCATAATCATCTTGTTTGTTAATATACCCTTTAATGAGTTTTAACATAGGTTCAAACGAATTATCATCTTCAACAATTTCACTTACAATCTCATCAATCAGAACTTGCTCAGGATACTCACTCTCGTCGTCAGCTTTAGCATAGAAAGAATTGAACATGTCCATAATATGACTTTTAGCATGAGCATCATTCTTGATATTTTTACTATCAGCTATAGCATCAGGACTTTCCATAATATCATCAATATCAAAACCGTAATTTCTGATAAAATAATCCTTTGAGAATTTCATATTCGAAAGTTGCATGACAGGGACCAACGCAGCGTCTCTTTCAGCTAACAACATATCAACATCCTCTTCTTTATACAAATTAAAAGTAGGGATATGTTGATTGTTAAAATTAAATTGATGAATCCAATAAATGAGTTGGTTCATCAGTGATATCGGGAACTTCTTGTCTGAATCAATTACATGTTGGCGAACGTCAGTAGCCGTAGTATCATTAGACAATTTGTCACCGGAAGTTGATTCGGTAGCTCCTGAATGCCCAAGTTGCAATTTGGTGTTTTGCTCGTCACAAATCCTAATCATCTTCTCGAATATTTCCACGGAGGAAACATCACCGGTCTTCGTAACGTCAACCTTAGTGCCGTCAGGAAACACAATAATACCATTCCTTGCCATTGTTGATAATTTATTCAGCAGTGTTGTGGCAGCAGTGGTCATATCAGTAGAGAAACTCTTCGCAATGGCAGCGGGGTTATATGAAGCTTGCACCCAAGGCATGCCATATCTTTCCATGAACACAGCCCACAGTTTCAAACCATCTTTCTTGAATCGGATATTCCAATAGCATCTAGAAAGCAGAGCTTCACCATATGGATTAACAAGTGATGCTTTATGTCTCAGTACAATGTACCGTGCCGGATGTTTCGGTTCTTCGAAATTTATACCATCCTCTGCCACTTTCAATCTGCCATCATAGTCAAACTTGCAAATAGCATGCGGCATAGCAGATATTTGCACAGGGAGCCATTTGCCATTGACAACATCCCAAACAACACCGAACACCATCCTCCCGAATTGTGGTGTATCGAGAGCTTGATTAAGTAAATCGTCATATATACCTCGATACTTCAGGCCATTAACAAACTGTTCAATAAACTCTGTTTCATTTTTATCTCCATCAGGATTGTCGATATACATTTGCAGAGAAGTGACACCCGGCTTCCTGTTGTTCTCAATAGCCCCATATAATTGTGGATCGGATAGAATTTCATTATAAGCATCAATATCCTTATTCCACCCCATTTTCTTTAGGACAGGGTCTGGGTTAGGCATCAAATTCATTAGTCCGCTGAAAGTAATTGTCAGACCGGTAGAAAGCTCGGTACTAAGCGATGACTTATCCGGCTTAGGGGTAATTGGGAATGCTGCATCCCAAATAGTTTTTTCAGGTGCAACCTCAGCAGTTACTTTTTTTGATTTCCATAAATCCAATAATTTCATTTTTACTCCTTTAATAATCTGAATATTTATAATCATTTTCATTCTCATCATCATACCGAGTCGTGCTAGAAGAAGGGAATATATAATTCGATACTTTCTCACGTTCATGCAGCCAGCAGGCAAGTGCAACGCTTAGCACAAGATCGTCATGAGTACCTTCCCTCCATGCTTCGTAGCTGTCATGACCGGAAGCAGAGATTTTAACTTTAAAATTTAGCAGTTCCTTAACCAAAGTGTCTGCATGTGCAATTTCCTTAGCAATTTTTATCTGATGGTTTTGGTAAAGAACTTGCAGATTGGATATCAGGTCACGCTTAGGCACCGTGTAGTTATACCTGTCCTGTTCGTTCACCTTACTGCCGCCTGTAATTGTAATTGCAGTTAATAAAGGCAGCTTATCACGAAGCAAGTCAACGATGGGTGCACCAACCCCTGTAGCATCCACAGCGACCATGTTGTCAATAGACACAACCGGGAGTGTAGCAAGAGTATAAATTTTTTTTAGTACCTCCGGGTATGGCGTGCCGAGTGGAGGTCTTGACAAATGTCTTATATGATATTCATATCCACCACTCTGGGTGTTGATGTACTCAATCACAGACAATGCAGTGTAGTCGGCGGCTTTGCCAATATCGGCACCTATTACAAATTGTGGCATTACTAATCTATACTAAATAATTTAACATCATCATTTAACTCCTCACCAACCATCAATGGTTGAACATCACTTGAAAGACTCTGCATAATCATATCGTAGCTGAATACAGAATCAGTAGTTTCAACAAACTCACACATATATTCCTGTCTGTACCACCAATCACCAATACTCTTCTGTTCATTACGGAGGAATTCTTTAGTAATTCTCGGGCAATCGTGTGCAGTTGCCATTATTCTTTCCCAATTTTCACCTTCTGTCCATTCAGAAAAGAAAAAACCACGTTTACCAAATGGAGTGGACATGGCGATCAGCTGCCCCTGACTGATTGCGAGCATAGGCCTGATTGACCTGTACAAATCGTCATCGACACGGCTTGCTTCATCAAGTATCAGTAAATCAACTGCTGAATAACCTCTTATTGTATCTTCAGAGCTCGGGAGACTTACTATTCTCGAACCGTGCTCAAAAGTTAAGCTTAGTTTATTATCCTCAATCAATCTAGGCGGGTCGTCAAGATGCTTTAAAAAGGTGGTCACCTTTCTAAACAATTCAGCAGACTGTCTGAGAGATGGGGATATCAACAATGTAAGTGAGTTTTCAAAGAACAAGCCTGTATGCAGTGCCTTCGCAGCAGTTGAAGTTGACTTGCCAGACTGTCGTGAACAATTCAATAATATCTGAGGACTGTTAGATTCCAAGAAAGATGTCTGCCATGGGTCAGGGTTAAATCCTAATAATTCTTTAACAAATCGCCCGGGTGACAGAGCATATCGCAGCTCCTCAATCTTTTGAAGTGGTATCAACATAATTGTCTAAGACTTTGAGTAAACTTTCTTTCGCGCCGGGATGCTGTTCCAGCTTCTTTAACATATCGTGTTTTAGTGTATTCCACATGGATGAATCGATTGCATTGCCTTTGGTCGTATGGTCTATTTTGTGGTCACTGATTTCAGTCGGCACTCCTCGTGATTTACGTTCAGTATTCACTATATTTGGGAATTTGTCTGCCACACCAAAGACCAACTTGATTAAATCTACATTGCTTAAGTTCCTTAAGTCCTCAAGCTCACTGTTTCTAATTTTATTCAGGAATACTTGGATTGGCAGCATCAACGCAGTTTCAATTGCCTGGGCATGATCAGAGTGCCGTTTAACCATATCGGCAATTTGCTGTCGTTCTTGATTCATCCTGATACGTTCAAGCTCATCAGAATATGCTCTCACCCTTTCGACCCATTTCCATTTTTGAGCGAATTGTATCATTGTAGCTCTTGACTTCCCCATCTCTAACGCCACCTTAGCAGAAGAGCGAGCATAGCCCATGTCTCTATAACGACTGAAGTAGGTATATGCTTTTGCAGTTTCACCTGGCTGTCTCTCCCAAGG